AGACCTAACCTGATGTCGCATGATAAGGTTATCCGCGAGCAAAAAGATGTGATTATGGCTCTTGAAGAAAAGGTAAGATTTCTATCAGAGGAAGTTTCTCTAATGAAAAGTAAATATCGTGACATACAACAGAGTGTAGAACAAATCATTGGCGTATTACGTAGAGGTAGATAATGGCCACAGACTTTAACAGTCCCTTATATATTGGCAATGAAATGTTAGCGTTTGATCGCAAAGATCGTGCCTATTATGACAAATTCACTGATGAAGAACGCAAACAGTTTAGTACATATCTAATGCTGAGATATGGTGCTAGTGTACAAGGTAATGCAGACCTGCAGGCTTATTATTTGTTAGCAACAAATGAAAATGTAAACAAGTACTTTTTTGATCTAAATAAACATCCTAAACTACAATGGCTAATGTGTACTTCAGTTAGTCCTGGTATGGGCAAACAACATCACTATTGGCAAGGCAGCAAGAAGAAAGAAACTAACAACAAGGCTGTTAAATTTTTAACAGCACTACATCCAGAACTTAAAGACGATGAAATCAAACTACTAGCGGCTATTAATGATAAACGAGATCTTACAGACATGGCACGAAAACTCGGCTGGGATGACAAGCGCATCAAATCAGAGCTTTAAGTGTCGTTATTGTGCCAAAGAGTTCCGCAAAGAATCAACACTTGCGGCGCATCTGTGTGAAAGCAAGCGACGTTGGCAACAGGAAAAAGAAATAGGTGTACAGTTTGCCCTACAGGCATACTTACGTTTCTTTGAACTAACACAAGGTAGTGCTAAACTTAAAAGTTATGGTGATTTTGTAGATAGTCCTTACTACAGTGCTTTTGTTAAGTTTGGTCGCCATATGGTTGCTATACGTGCTGTTAACCCACGTATGTTTATTGACTATGTAATCAAAGAAAACAAAAAACTTGATCATTGGACTCATGAACAAGTTTATCTAGAATATCTACATGCTTACCTAAAGAAGGAAGCTGTACAGGACGCATTGGAACGAGCATTAACAGAAATGCAGGACTATGCAGATGAACATCCTGAATTTAAAAACGGATTTGTTGATTATTTTAGATATGGTAGTAGTAACCGTATCTGCCACCATATTACTAATGGTAGGATTAGTCCTTGGATTGTATTTAACTGTGATTCAGGAGTAGGGTTTCTTGAGTCTCTCACTGAAGAACAAATTGCTATGATCTTACCGTGGATAGATCCAGATTATTGGCAACGTAAATTTGTTGACTATGTAGCAGATACTGAATGGGTTAAAATGATACTTAAAGAGGCTAGACTATGAAATTTACCAGTGATATTGACATCGATTTTGCAGACCGCGAAGAGATATTATCATTACTTGATGTTACTCCTGCTAGTATCATGCGTGATGGTAATTTGATCAAACACAACACAGGCGTATATGCCACAGAGATACCTGTGGATCCATTCTCAGGTATAGCCAGTATCGAATATAATAACGCAGAACGTCGCGGATATGTTAAACTAGACTTTCTTAATGTTAATCTATACAAGCAGGTTAAGAGTGAAGATCACTTGCTTGACTTAATGAAGGAACCTGATTGGGCTAAACTTTATGATCCTGCAATATGTTCACAGTTAATTCACATCAACAATCACTACGATACCTTGATTAAGATGCCAGAAGCTGTGGATACTATTCCTAGACTAGCTATGTTCCTGGCTGTCATACGTCCGGGTAAACGACATTTGATAGGTAAGACTTGGAAGGAAGTTAGTGAAACTGTTTGGGATAAGGTTGAAGGCGAGTACAGTTTCAAAAAAGCACATGCGATTGCTTATGCTCAATTGGTTGTGGTAAATCTTAATTTACTCGACGAACAAGTGTAATACTACGACGTTTACTACGTTTACTGGCTATTTCTTTTAAACTTACATAAGGACCGTGCTGTATTATAACGTCCTTACTGTTGAATGTTTTCAAACAGATCCTGAATTCTACCCAGTCTTGCTTTAAAAACACATTAATAGGCACTAGTCTATTACTCTCCCACCACCACTGATCAGCTAGATCTAAGAACTTTTCTTTCTGATCCATGCCTTTAAGTAGGGCATAGTCATAGATAGTTGTAATTAATTCGTCCGAATTCTGAATGATGCCAATATAGTCGTTTCCGCCGTAGGTTACGAAGCTTAAAAATGGGTATTGATCTAATAGATGCTTGATATTGTCTTCCATACGTACCGCGATAAATATACTAAAGGGATTAACGAAAAGTGCCACTAATCACAAGTTATTTATATCAAAATATTTTCACTGTTCAACTTCTGGACTATGAGAACCCTGACATACAAAATATAAGGAACCGTGTCGTGTATCAGAGACCAATTGAAATCTATCGCGGAGCAGACAATCCAGTAACTATCAAGTTCAAAAACCAAGATCAAAAAGCTGCTAACATTGCAGGCCTGAGCTTTGAAGGTTATATTATTGACTATTTAAAGGGAAATGTAGTAGCTAACGTAAGTGTAACAGTCAGCAATGTTACTACGGCAACGGCTAATATTATGCTCAGAGATGAATTCTTAAATACACTTCCACAAAACAAATATAAGCTAGCGTTCCTAGCCAATGATGGCACATTTAATACTCCTGTTTATAGTGATGATAATTTTAAAGTCTATGCTGAACTTAATATTAATCCAGCATACAACACAGACATGTTTACTACTAGCACCACAGACTACAGTGGTGATGTTGATTTAGGTACCTTATAGAATGGCATATCCAGTCCCAAGACATTTACAGTTTAGAAGAGGCAATACCGCAGCGATTGGATCCTATGTCGGTTTTCCTGGTGAACTTATTATTAACACTGATGATTGGACATTATATGTTCATGATGGATCTACCATTGGTGGTCACGCTACTACTATTAATGTTGCAGCAATTACAGGTAATATCACAGCTCTACAAGACGAAATTAACCTAATCAATGCTAATGTAGCAAATATATCATCTAATAGTTTAATTAATGGCACTAATATAGTAAGCCTTGATGCCTATGGTGCATTAAACCTAGCTAATGTTGGTTTAATACGTGCTCCAGACAACGGAGCAGGCGCAATCAATCTAGCATCGAATACTTTTGTACAGATGCAATGGTCGGCAAATTCTAACACAGTTGATCCTAATAGTGATTGGACGGGATCAACCACCTGGGTCTATGTTGACAATGGTGGATTCCACGTTGAAGCTATTACCCCTGGCCACGATGCCTATTGGGCATTTGACACTGCTGGCAATTTTACATTCCCAGATAACACCATACAAACCACAGCATTTAGTAATGTTGCACTAGCTAACTATCTAGCAGGCACGGTTACCATTGGTAACCTAACAGTGCAGGGTAACATTACCACAGTTAATTCAGAAATAGTTCAACACAATGAAATAGTTGCTGGTAATATCACCAGTAATAGTTTCGTAACAGCACAATATTTCCAAGGTAATGGTAGTTTATTAACTGGCTTACCTGTGGGATACAGCAACATTCAAGTGGCCAGTTACTTGCCAACTTATCACGGAGCGGCCTACTTCTCAAACATTAGTGCCAGCGGTAATGTTATCATTGGTGGTAACTTGACAGTCTATGGTAACATCACTGCCATTGGTAATGTCACACAGGTGTTGACCACAGTTACAGGTAACACTGGACAGTTCTTTGGAGGCTCTGCTGGCTTTGGTGCACTATATGGTGGTATAGCTTCTGGATATTCAATACAAGCACAGACTATATTAGAACTAGCCAGCAACTTTAATGGATACAGCCAACTAAATCTACAAAATATCAACTCAGGTGCTAGTGCCAGTGGTGACATAGTGGTTACCATGGACAATGGTAATGCTACTGTTGGTTACGTTGACATGGGGATCAACAGCAGCCAATTCTCAAGTGGCGCAGGCAACGAATTAAACTACCCTGGCGATGGCTACTTGTATGTCTATGGCAACCCTACAACAGGTGGCGGTAACCTATTACTATCAACAGCTCTAAACAAAGACATAGTGTTCTCAGTAAACGGGCAAGGTTCAGCTAATCAAATTGGTCGCTTTAATCAATCAGCTAACGCATTCCAAGTAACTGGTAACATCACATCCACAGGTAACGTCACAGCCGTTAATTTTGTTGGTAGTGGACAGTTCCTAACGGGATTACCTACACAATACAGCAATGTAAACGTAGCGGCTTACTTAAACACACAAGGTTATAACTTATATTCAAACGTTAACGTAGCGGCTTACTTGTCGACTAACAATTATCTAACTACAGCCACAGCTAACTTGGCTAACTATGCTTGGTCAGCTAACGTTACCTCAGCCAACGTTGGCATGCTAGGCTACGTTAACAGCCAAACATTCTACAGTAATGCTCGTGTAGCAACTTATCTACAAGTGGGCAACATTGCCAACATCTCAGTAGCAGGTAACGTAACAGCTACGTATTTCATTGGTAACGGCGCTCTCTTAACTGGTATAGCCGCTAGCAGTAATTACAGCAACGTCCAAGTGGCCACATACTTACCAACATACACAGGTAATGTTGGCGCAGGCAACATCAATGCCAACTATATTTACGCAACTAACTATGTGTCAACTGGTGCGGTATATGCGCCAACAATCGGTAACACTGGTGCTTATATCACTGGTGCCAATGTAAACATTGCGGGCAACGTTAATGCCACTTACTTTGTAGGCAATGGTTATTTCTTAACTGGTATTGTGGCTAGCAGTGGTGGCACTAACTACTCAAACGTTAACGTAGCCGCTTACTTAAACACACAAGGTTATAACTTATATTCAAACGTCAACGTAGCAGTCTACTTGACTACGGCTACTATTACCACAACTGGTAATATTACAGCTGGTAATGTGTTTACCAGTGGTGCATTCTATGTAGCTAATATTACCACAACAGGTTCTAGCGGTAACATCAGTGGTGCTAACTATATCACAGCTAACTACTTTGTTGGTAATGGTAGCCAACTTACAGGTTTACCAGCTGGATATAGCAACGTACAAGTGGCCACATACTTACCAACATATACTGGTAATATTGCTAACATTCGTTTAGGGGTTAGTGGTCAACTGACATTTGCTGACGGCACAACAATGACCACTGCTGCAACAGGTAGCGGCAGTAACTATGGTAATGTAAACGTAGCCGCTTATTTAAACACACAAGGTTATAACTTATATTCAAACGTAAACGTAGCCGCGTATCTAGCAGGCACAAGTTATACTAACTACAGCAACGTTAACACTGCGGCCTATACACAGACTATGGGCTACACTAACTATTCAAACGTAAACGTAGCCGCTTACCTAGCAACATTTGGCAGTGGCGGTAGCAGTTATGGCAATGGTAACGTAGCTAGCTACCTGATTACAAATGGTTATGTTAATACAAACAGTGCCTATGCTAACAGTAACGTAGCTTCATATTTAATTACCAACGGTTATGTAAACACTAACAGTGCCTATGCCAATGCTAACGTAACTAGTTACTTGCCAACACACACAGGTAACGTTGGGGTAAACAACATCATCGGTACAAGCCCTAACGTAGTTTTAGTAAGCAACAGCTACTCAACTACCTACGACATCACAGGTAACGTGGCATTTGGTAACACAGCTTATCCAGTACAGATCACAGCTTTTGGCAATATCAGCACAGGCGGTTATCTATTTGGTAACGGTGCGTTCTTAACAGGTATTGTAGCATCAGGTGGTGGCGGTGGTAGCAGTTATGGTAACAGTAACGTGGCCAGCTATTTGCCAACATACAGTGGTAACATTGCTAACGTTCGTTTAGGTGCCAGTGGAGTATTAACCTTTGCTGATGGTACTACAATGACTACGGCAGCTACAGGTAGTGCGTATGGCAACGCTAATGTAGCACAATATCTACAGTATGGCAATATTGCCAACGTATCAGTAGCAGGCAACGTCACAGCACGTTACTTCATAGGTAACGGTGCGCTACTAACTGGTATTGCTAGCAGCAGTAACTACAGCAATGTACAGGTAGCCGCATACTTGCCTACTTACTTTGGCAATATTGGCAACGTAACACTTGGCGCTAGCAGTATAGCATTTCCGTACGGCACACAGTTCTTTGAAGTTAACAGCTTAAACAGCGAAATCTTAGTACCATATCAGTTTGCTATTAATACCAATGGTGGT